ATAAATAGTTAATTGCATATATGCAACCCGTTTACATGCCATTCACCATGTGAAGAGCAGCCAGAACCAATAATATTTAAATGGACTTGATGTTTTTTGAAATAGCTTATCATATCTCGTTCCACACCGTCGTCCCCTATGTAACACACATACATGTCATCGCTTGCGTCCTCGATAATCTCGTCTTCTGATAAATCATCTAACCCAGCCTCTTCATCTATAGATCCCCATAATGACATATTTGCAAGAGCAAACAGTATAGTATTCATATCAACCGCTTCAGATGTTAGACGCTCATATGTTGATTTTTTTAAGTTGGCAATAAACTTTTGTCGAGAGTAACATCTAATATTGGACATGGCTTCATCTACGGTGTCGTCGTAATCATTGTGTATAGGATATATATCTTCTTCTGGAGTGTCATTGTATACAAGTTCGTCACATGCCATGCAGTTATCGTCATCGTTGTTAAACTCTGCATCATGATAAATATAAAATGCATACCTAATTATGCATGGTTCATCGTCTGAATAATCCTCTGTTGTTGATGATGATAAACTTTCTCGGTAAGTGTTGTCATTGGGGAGTTTGGAAAAGTCTGACATAATTATCTGTTAATATGATAATAATATGATGATATTATCATATTGTTTACTATTCAATTAATTTATTATTTAGCATTTCTATCGCTAAATAACAAATCTATACATAATGTATATGCCCACAAAAACAACAATTAAGGCACATAAGAGGCGTGTCCACAAGAGCCACAAAAAGCCTCGTTCATCAAAACATCACAAGATAACCGTGCGTAAATTAGGAAAACGTGGGAAGCGCACGAAGCGCAAACGCGTGCGCGGCGGTATGGGTCGCCCCAAGGGTTCAAAAAATAAACCTAAGCCACCTGCTGCTGGAGGTGAACCTGAACCAAAATCTATGTCTCTTGATGCTCTTGATGAACGTATTGATCACTATAGTAAGATTCACAAAGAGGGACAATCAGAAGCTACAAAAGATATGGATCCTCTGACAAAACTTAGACATTATCATAAAATACAACAAAAAATAGAAGACGATATTATACGTGATATTGAGAAAGATTTAGAAACAAGCGAAGCTGTAAAAAGGGGGAAAAAACAAGACGAAAGAGATCGGAAAGGTATAATTGATATTCAGAAGAAACTCAAGGAAAATAATAAGAAACTTACACAAAAGCAAGACGAGTTATCAAACGAGCAGGAAAGTGATATAGATGGGAGTAGACCTTTTGTGGGAAAACGACAACACGAGTTATATGGAGAAATATCTGAAATACATGAAGAAGATGAAGATCTTAACGAGCAACTTAAAGGTTTAAAAGAGTCATTAGAACACACCCCTGATGATGTTCATGAAGAGCGTATGTATTATTTGAAACAATTGCGAGAGACACTTGGTAATAGATGGATAAATGGAACTAAAGCTGCAGTTAAATACCATTATGGTGACAAAAAAGCAGCGGGGGGTGAACAACGAAAACTTACCGATGTGCTAGTAGAAGATTACATGGTTCCAGTGATTATTTTTAACCAGGAAATTCTTTATGATGAGGATTATCGAGGAGAACATTTTGATCATTTTATGGAGTTTGATGGAGGACAATTTAGTGAAGAGGGAACATGGAATGGATACTGGGAAAAGGCAAAGGAAGAAGAAGAACAAGCCGAAATGGAAGCGGAACGCGTGCAGTTCGAAGCCGAGAGGGAGGCGGACCGTGCACGCGCCGAAGCCGCAAGAGAGGCGGAACGCGAACGTGCTGCTGCATTGCCACCAACAGTAACCAGAAAAGAAAACGTAAGAGAAAAATTAAGAGAAAGACGTAAACAAATGGCGCTTGCTGCTGTAGCAACAAGTGGTGTCTCTAGAGACAGCAGACGCACTTCTCTGCCCGCTGCGCCTCCCGCTGCGCCTCCCGCTGCGCCGCCCGTTGCGCCGCCCGTTGCGCCGCCCGTTGCGCCGCCCGTTGCGCCGCCCGTTGCGCCGCCCGCTGCGCCGCCCGCTGCGCCACGTCCGCATCCAACCTATATGCCTCTTATTATTGCTCAACAGATTGTTGCTGCCAATAATGGAAGATTTCTAATAAGAGACTCTAGATCCGCGCAAGGCCAACGATACTTACAGGATACTACTGGACAAATCCCAACAATTTGGATAGGGGAGAAAACAGTGGTTCAGCGTTCTGAGGTCGACGACATAGTGGCACGAAATCCCGCTAACGAAATACATCAATATTATGATACACGAACATACTATATGATAAATATCAGAAATAATACAAAAGCATGGATACAAGAATAAAAATGCTTATATGTATGATATGTATTAGGCTAATTCCTATACATATCATTCTAGTTATATTACTTACCGTCTGCGCCGCGTGCGCTTGTTATTTTTATTCGATGTGGTACGCTGGGTCCTCTTGTGCTTGCGCTGCACTGGTTTGCGATGTGTATTTTTACGTTTATACTTATGACGTAGTTTGCGTGTTCCACCACCCTTGCGTGGGTTTCTCTGAAACCCTGATTTATCTGATGGAGCAAACATACTATCCCACTCCGAAGTTGGTCGAGTTGAATTATTTGATTTAGTACCAAATGTTCGTAATGGTGGTGCAGTTGCAGTAGGTGCAGGTGCAGTTGCAATAGGTGCAGTTGCAATAGGTGCAGTTGTAATAGGTGCAGTTGCAGTAGGTCGTACAGGTGGCAATGGTATTATCTCAGAAAGTTCAGAAAAATGAGAAATTTCATCATCGTCTTTTTGTCCATATCTGTCCTCGTCCATATAGTTCTCTAGAGAATTTTCAGATTTTGGAGACGTAGCCATTTCATCCTCACTATTTCCCATTTCAGCAGAGCTTGGGACATTATTAGAGTCACTATCAGATGCATCCATTATAGCAGGATTTTCTACTTCTGATGGATTGAATATAGAAGAACGAGATGAAGTGCGTGGGTCTGAACTAGGAACATAACTAGGATTATTACCTAATTGTATTGGTGAGTCATACACGGCGGATTGGCCTTCATTATAGACATCCATAGCACCGCGAGATGAAGTGCGTGGTTCTGAACTAGGAACAAACTTAGGAATATTACCTGATTGTATTGGTGAGTCATACATGGTGGGCTGGGCGGGCTGGCTTTCATTATGGACATCAATAGCACCGCGAGAAGCACCGCGAGAAAGAATACGCGGATTTTGCGCTCTAACAGGTCGTAAATCAACCTGATTCATATTATGAAAAGATTGAGCCAGTGTATGAGCTCTTTCTATTTCATCGAAATCAATGGTTGGTTTAAGCCCTGCTGCTTGTTTTTTAGCAGGACCAGAATTAGGGGAGTCAACTATAAATCGTAAACTTCGTCCAGATGCTTCACCTTCGATCGAAATATTCATGGCAGTTGATAACATATCTGATAGTAACATTTTTTCATCTTCTGATACTGTTTCTGATTGTAGTTTTTCAATCACATAAATAATTACATTTCCTATAGCTTCTGCTGATGTTACAGGAGATGGGCAATCATTATCAGTAACTGGCTTTAGATCTTGTGGGGCGTTCCTTTCTATTATATCTCTAACAGGTTGAATATATGAAGTAAGAACATTTATGTTGATGTCTTTATTCTTGCGAAACGTTTGCGCTATTTTTTTTGCAATTAAACGGCTAGCATTATCAACTTCTGTATTTCTTGAAGGTCTACCCCAGCCAAGTCTGATATATACTGCCTCTATATCATCTAATATAGAACTTATATTACTAGTTAAAACAGTTGCTTTCCATATTGAGTTTAATAAATTAGAAAATGATTCTTTTACCTGGTCAATTTCATTATCATCAGTAGGAATATCTTTGAGATAGAGCATAGATTCGTGTTTTGTTTTCATATATCTAAGTAGGTCTTTGCTATGAAAACCAGGACGGTATTTCATAGTTTCTATTGCTTTGCCTGACCAGATTGTTTCTTCATCTATTTTCGACATGGTGGTTATAATGGATAATTTTATTCCATGGCTTAATTCACACTCCGATATATGCGTTGTTCTGGATTGTCGTTCATTAAGACCTGGTACTACAACTGGAAAACCATTATATGAACCAGCACAATCATAGTGATGTGGAGCCATTTTCAGTTCTCTAAAACGTGTGTCTGTTCTTACTAGATCTTTAAAATTATCTAATTGTGAATTATTTTCATTATTTTGAATAAACTCAAAAACATCAACTTTCGTTACAGCCTCTTTCTGTGCATAGTCCATTGACATATTTTTTTGTGCAGCGCGTAATGGAGCAACAGATGGTTCTCCTCTGACAAAATCAATCGATGCTATAAAATGATTTTTAGGAAAAATGCATGCACTTTCCCCGATTTTCCAGTTTATCTCAGTATCTTTTAATTTCAGCATTTCAGGTTTAATTTTTAGATGATTATTTCTAGAACAAAAAGAAACTTCAAACTTAGAACCAACTTGATTTATACTTGAAAAATTAGTTGTATCTAGTACAGATTCAATGCATTGGTCTTCATTTTTAACTTTCTCACGTGTGCTAGATAATACAGGTGGACTTTCACCCATTATTGTTAGAAAATCTTCTCCTAATTTTTGAATTACTGAGTGTCTTGTTTTTTCCATATCAGTCCTAGAGATATCATGATAATCATGACCATATGTCGCATCATACGTGGCTGCGATAATTTCCGCTCTTCCAACCTTAGTTTCATCTTCTGGTTTATAGTCATCGTGATTTGAAAACATATATTTGAACATATCTGATGAAATATGGTATGTCCACCTAGGTATCATTATATATTTTGAATTATCGTCATCTACTTCAGCAATTTGTTTCAATATATTAGCAAACTTTATTAATGTATCATTTGTTTCATCACGTTTATCCATTTTTATTATATTAGAAATGAACCTACAGAAACAGGATTGATATTGACTACGCGTATCAATATTGATTAGACCATCGGGTGAAAAAATATAATCTATTTTCTGTTGAATAAAATCATTTACCATATGTTCGTTATAAAACTCGTTATGTTCATGTTGTAATTCTTTACATAAATCTGGTATCTTTTGAATAATGTCTGTGTATAACTTTATAATATCTGATAAATCGACATGTGTCTGATGTATTACCTTATCACGGTAATATGATAATAACTCTGCGAACTCATTCTTATGTTGGTTCCCCGCACATTTTAACATAACCGCAAGAGCAGAAATCTCAGATTTTTGAAGTATGATTGTTTGACCAATATGATGTGCTTTCCGACTACATAACGTAGGAATTGGATGGTTGATCTCACGTAATACGAGAGATGATACTGCAGCAGCAATTCCATCTGAACTTAAAAATGCAGTGGTAGGAGATTCTTGTAGTCTAGTCTTAACATTACTACTACTACTACTACTACTACTACTACTACTACTACTACTACTACTACTAGTATTTTTTAAGTATTGAATATTATTCACTAATGCACCGCATTGTGATACATCTGAAATACTCTTATTAAGAATTGCTGCCCAGAATTCAGTTATTAATATATTTTTTTCATAATTGTTCATGCTGTTAGTATAAATCGCCTTTAATGCAGATTCAAGAGACACTTGTATCTCAGTTCCATACGTTGAAATTTTGCTTCGAATATCCAAAAGTGGAAGAAACCTTTCTAATTGTTCCTTGTAGTAATCATTCCCTGACGCAGTTGTAGAACTTCTCGGACTTGTCGTTTTTTTTATTTTCCTTGGTGGTCCTTTTGGAAGATTATCTAAGGCATTTATTACATATCCAATAAGTGTTGTAATACAGCCATGAGGAGTACCGTCGTCTTTATCATATGTTCTTTTTATAACAGGTCCAGCTTCATCTTGTGTACCAGATTTGTAAGAAACGGGAACATATGTCTGTAATTCATGATTTATTTTATGTGTTCTTATTACTTTATTACACTTGTCATTACTCTCCTCTTTATTTTCATCCTCGCTATCTTGACTACCTTCTTTTAAAAATCCTAGTTTAGCATCAATATCAGCAGGAGCGCTAACAGGACGTGCTACTGACAATGTCATTCGTGATGATTGCGATCCTGTGGTGCTATCTGGAACGGTCCTAGCGCTGGCTGCGCGTCTGGGACGTCTAGAACTAGAACTCATCATATGTGGTAATATATACATATGATGATATTATTTTTATAATTTCAACATGTTCTAAATAGAACACTAGAGTCGTACACGTTTGGTACATTGTATAGTGATCGATTTCTCTACTAATCCATTTTCTGAGAACTCGTATCCTTCTATGCGTTCATAATTTGATATATGGTCATATTTCTTAAACATAAGAAACATTGACAGATTATTTTGGCTATTTACACCAGACTTTGTACCTACATAGGTATAGGTTCCTATCGACACATTATTATCACATATAATATATGTTTCCCCCTTCTTTATTTTTGTTTCATTGATTTTTATTCCTCTCCTATTGGTATTCATGTATTATTACAAATTATACAACCATATCTTTATTTCATATTTCTCTATGGGGGTCTAATATACTAATTATATTATTCATCTATGCCGACGACTAAACCTCCTTATTCTTCTTCGTCTCGTCCGCCTCGGTCGAGTCGGCCGCGAACGCCGCCGACTCGGACGCCTGCGCGATGGGCGTCTGCGCGTCCGACGGCGGCGCCCGCCCGCAGGCGTGTGCGACCGCGACCGCGACCCGATAAATGGACTATTTTGAACACTTCGCAATAACGGTGACCGAGACGGCCTACTACCCATAATAAGCATTCGTAACATTCTTGAACGTTCTGTTTCATGTTCCCTATTTCGTTGATCTAAAATCCTATTAATCTCATCATCAGTATTGGTGTCTATATGGGCATCCTCTAATTCAGGTGGAAATGGGATATGTTGTTCTTCTAGAACCATATACTTAGTTCGGTCACGGATATCAGTAGTCTGTTCTCCTGTGCGTATGCTAAATTGCTCATTTTCTTCCTTAGTTGCAAATTCAGAAAGAATGCTTACTATACTAAATAGATATTCACCGTAGTCAGTATGTTGAAATTCTGCCATATATGCCTCATGTTCTCCATTTACTCCTACAGGAAAAATCACGGAGTATTCATTGCCTTCTTCTAAATCTTCTAACAACACATCTACTAATTCGGGCATCGTTATACTACACGCAGATTAAATTACATACTTCCGGATACTTAACCGACACCTTCGCTGCCAAACGCTCCACCTGCGAAGACATTTCGAAGTCCTCGGGCAAGACCATCTTCACGTTCATGCGCGTTCCGTCTTCGCGTCTTCGCTCGTATACCAGATGCGGCTTGCCGCGGGCTTCGATTAACGAGTAGTACTTCGGAAGCGCGGGCTCTTTTTCTGGGGGCATCTCACCCTTGTCCAGATACGACAAGATGTCGATCGCCTGCTGCAACTTCTCCTCGGGAGATACTTTCTCCGACTTGGAGGAGCAGAGTGACTTCTTGTTGTGGGCTATGAGCGTGGGGTGCTTTTCTACAATGAAACAGGTGCGGGTTTTTCCATTTGTGCCGTACTCTTCTGGTTTGGGATAATGTATATACTTAGGCAACATATCATGGGTGATCCCCTCGGGGTAGGGGTGGGCGTCTGCCTTTCGTGCTCGTTTAGTGCCATCCTTGATTCCATTTTGGTTGCTTCGCTGAACTTCTTGGGACACGACACGTAAGTTATCATATGTATTATTCAGTGGGTCTTGATCAATGTGATCAACACTAACTGTTCTTGTGCCTCTTCCATTTCCGTAACATCCTGTTATAATTTGATGGATAAATAGTTTAATTGTTGAACATATATATCCAGTTTGATGTTTAAAGAATGTGATTTTTTGTCCATTATTTTGTTCTTTTTCAAAATCTAATATTTTTTGATAAGATACTGGACATAACTTACATAATGTATCTGTTTCGCAATACATCATCAAATATTCATTATCCACCTCTTTGATTTTCCATAGTGGATTTTTCATTTGGTTTGCATGTTGTCCAATGGCCTTGCTATGCCCGGGTATATATTCAACTACATTATTATTTTCAATTAATTCAGTATGTATTAATGGACAGACAGTTACATTGTCTCTTTTCAAATCATATTCGTTATTATTTTTGAATAAATACAAATATTTTTTTGGGTCATATCCGTATAAATATTCAATAATTGTTATAGAGCGATTATTTTCTCTGTAAAATGGATATTTTTCATCGTCTGTAAATCTAAGTTTTTTCGGAAAAGTTTGTAGAGTATAGTGGTCATCGTCATCAAGGCGAATAGTTATAGCGTTGGATTCTCCACCTTTAACCCGTCTTGCTTCGTTTTGTGGATAAACAAAAAGAACCGCTATATCTTCTCGTTCATCCCAGTTGTCATCTCTGGGTGCATATATGCCTCCATATACAAGTACATACCTGCGTGGCTTGGTAACTGGGGTAGGGGTATGATTGCTTTCTTGCATCATATTATAATTATATAATATGATAGTTATTTAAGTCCTTTTAATGAATAATATAATTTATATATTGAACTTAATTTGAATACGCGAGGCCGCCCATACCGCTCATGACACGAAGCACGTTGTAGTTAGTGGCATAGACACGCACCTTGGCAGTGGCGGTTCCAGCGACGGTGGCGTTGGAAAGCACCATTTGAAGGGTGGCGTTGTCAATACGGGAGAAGTTGCATGTGCCGGAAGGCTGGTGCTCCTCAGGGCGAAGGGCGAAGGAGTACACGTTGATACCAGAGTCGGGGGCACGGGTGTGAGCCTGGAAGGGCTGCACAACGTCGAAGTAGGAACCCTCACGCTCGGAGAAGCGGTCCTGGCCGTTAAGCTGAAGCTTGGCAACCACGACGGGGTTCTGACCCCAGCAATGCATGTCGAGGGAGGTCTCGGCCATGACGAAGGAGCCGGCATCGGAGACACCAGAGTTGACGGTTCCAGTTCCTGCGGGGAGGACGGTTCCGGCAGCACCAGCGTTGGTGGAGGTGTAGGCAGAGGGGTCGTTGAAGACGTTGGAGTTGATGAAACCAGTACCATCCTCACCAAGACCAGCGCTGGATCCGAAGGAGTGAAGAGCGTTGGGAAGGGCGTCGATGGCGTCGGTGTAGTTGAAAGGTTGGGCACCAAGGACCTTGAAAAGGGCCTGGTCGCACAACAAAGAGGAACAGTAGTCGACGTTGGCATCGGGCTGGACAACCCAGATAAGCTCCTTACAGGGGTGGTTGAAGTTGAGCTTGATCTTGTTGGAGGAGGAACCGACAGACTCGTCGCCAGTGAACTGGAGTTGAGTGATGAGGTACTCGTGGGGGTTCTGTGCGAATCTACGGCGCTCATCGGAGTCGAGGAAGACGTAGTCAACATAGAGGGAAGCAGCAACCAAGGATTGGTTGTATGCGGTGGTGGAGGTTTGGGAACCAGTGCCAGTGCAGGCAATGTCCTCAACAGCCCAGAGGCACTCGTCGATGGGGCGCAAGTCCAGGTTGATCTTGACCTCGTGGTATTGGAGGGCGATCAAAGGAAGGGCAAGACCGGGGTTGGTGCAGTACCAGAATTGGAGGGGCACGTAAAGGGTGGTCTCGGGAAGAGCCTTGCGGGGAGCGCAGACCTGGCGGGGTCCGTTGGCATCACAGGGTCCATCGATGTCAGCGAAGAGGGGGTCGGTGATGAAGGTAAGTTGGGTGGTGTTACCAACCATCTTGAAGTAACCCTTCTGCTGGTCAGCAGTCATGGTGAGTTGGTTCCAGATGTGCATCCAGTCACCGTATTGACGGTCAATGCGTTGACCACCAATCTCAACCTCAACTTGAGAGATAAGTTGCTCTCCAGGGAAGTCCAACCAACGAGCATACTTGGACATGCTCTGGTTGATCTCAGGAAGAGTAACCTGAAGGTAGGTGCGGTAGGCAAGATCACCATTGCGGCTGATGGTGCATGTCACGCGGCGGCCAAAGTCGGCTTGACCGTTGAAGGTCTGCTCGATAGATTCGATGGCAAAGTTGGTATATCTGCGGTAGGTGACCTTCCAGAAGGTAATCTGGGGGTTGCCAGTCAAGTAAACGTCTTGTGCGCCGTAAGCGACGAGTTGCATAAGTCCTCCTCCCATTGTAGTTATACTAAGTGTAAAGATAAAAATTTTTAGAATATGCCTAAATATACTAAAAATACGAAACGAAGAATACAAAGAACACAAATCATGTGTATTTTTTATTAATATGTAAGTTCTTTTTTATGAATGCTTCAAGGTAAGATGTTTCAAATACTTCTTTACGATTATCATGTGGTTTTATAAAAACATACTTGTCTTTTTTTTTTCTTATTGTCCACCCATCATTGATCGCATTGAAAACAAATGACATTTTCGCAAATGTTTTTGGGTCTATTGATTTCATGTCAATGTCGGACAATGTTTTGTCTATATCCATAATATACATTGAGTACACAGCATTTCTCAGTCATTTTTACGATGTTATAATATATACTATAACTAAATAGAGTTATTCGCTTATAGTTTAATAATATCAACCTTTTGTGCTAGATGCCGTCATTCAAACCGAAAACAGATAAAAAGATCATTGTAAGTGAGAAGAGTACTATCACTCTAGACGGTAAACATTCAGAAAAAATATCTGCGTTTTCAAATGATGATGAACGTATCAAAGAGTTGACACTGGAGTTACGAGTTATAAAAGAAAAACATTCTCGTTGTTCAGGTAATGCGTCATCTGGTCAGAAATTAGACCAGCACTTAGAACGAGTTGATAGGATGAATGCAATAAAGTCTGAAATACGTCGCCTAAAACAGAATAAGTCTGACTATTTTTTAGATAATTCTAAATATGTATTTGGGTATTTTGAAAACAAAAAACAGATATCTGATGGAAGCAATAAGATGGTTCCAAATACAAAGTTAGACTCATTTTTTAAAGTGAATACGGAAGCAGAGAGAACAATACGTAATATGGAGAGTACCAATCACAATATAATTCAACGATATTTATCAAACATCGATACTTCTTTTTTGGACGTAGATAAATATGTGTATGCATCCGATGTTTGTAAGTCCTGTTACAAAGGTGAGATGTCACCCATTGAAGATGAAGGGGTGATGATTTGCAATCTCTGTGGAAATAGTATAAAATATCTTGTTGAGAACGACAAACCCTCATACAAGGAGCCTCCTAAGGAAGTATGTTTCTATGCGTATAAAAAGATCAACCATTTCAAAGAAATCTTATCACAATTTCAAGGAAAGGAAACCACACAGATTCCTGAAGAAGTAATTGAAAACCTAAAAGGTCAAATTAAAAAGGAGCGTATCAATATGAGCGATTTGACATACTACAAATGCAAAGATTTATTGAAGAAACTTGGATATAACAAGTATTATGAACACATTAATTTCATCAAGAACAAGTTAGGTATCCAACCAGTGTTGATAAGTCAAGAACTAGAAAAGACGTTATGTAATTTTTTTATGGAAATTCAGTACCCATATGCGAAACATTGTCCAGATTACCGTGTGAACTTCCTACATTACTACTATGTCGTATACAAGTTGTTTGAACTTCTCGACCAAATTACCTACCTTGAACACATACCTATGCTAAAAGATCGTGAAAAACTGATAGAACAAGATTCTATTTGGAAAAAAATCTGTGACGATTTAGACTGGGAGTTTATTCCTACTATTTAATTTAAGATTAAACTGACCTTAAATCAATTATTATATATGAACTACGAATGTTTCATATATAATTATATTTGCTTATTAATAACTCTAACTCTAAAATTAGAGACCTCCCGGGAAACCAACAAGGTTGGCACCAATACCGAAGCCGGCACCGGAGCGAGTGGTTACACCCATGCTAGGAATGTATGTATCCAAAATGCTAAATGTAGCAGCGGCTGTCAAGGCGAGAAGACCAATCTCTTCCATGTTCAAGGACCTCTTAGGGATGGCGTAGGCAGCAATAGCAACCATAAGACCTTCAACTAGGTATTTAATAACGCGCTTAATCAGTTCTGTAGCGTCAAACATTGTATTATACTTATTGTTGAGAAAATATTTCTAGAAATATCTATTATACCACTTGCAATTATTTGCTAAAGGTAAATAAATATGAAAATAACAATCCTATGAATACTGCAACCAAAGAACTTAGATATACGACAACCTTGTTATATATAATGTCGTCGAATACATCTAGTTCTTCTGCAAATATTGTCCGTAAACTAAACGAAGATGGTTCTCCAAATACAAAATATGTTGACGTATTAGATGAGGATAAGCCAATTGCTAATCAAAAGTTTACTTGTGTATCTTTTGTATCACCAGAAAGTACTCTCAAAAACAAGAATATTTTCTTTTTCGAAAAGTTTTTGAAGGAATATGAACTATCTAAATCTATGGAAAAATATCATCAGTTTTTAAACTTTTTATCATTTAAATATAACCTGTCAAATGATGCACTTGTAGAAGATTTTAAGAGTTTTGCAAAGGACGAGATTGACACATTGAAAGAAACGACCGTGGATTCTGATTATAAGAACTTTGTTGATGCAAAGGAAGACCAATTAGATGCTGAGTTTTTACGGGCACATGATTTCCAAACTTCTGTTCGTGGTTTAAAGGTTCGTGGTGTGTATCCAACACTCGAAGAGGCTGAACTTCGATGTAAGATGTTACGTGAACTGGATCCTAATCATGATGTATATGTTGGACCCATTGGTATGTGGATGCCTTGGGAACCTGATGCATACAAGACAGGTCGAGTGGAATATCTAGAAGACGAATTAAACAGCCTAATGCAAGAGAAGATCAAGAACCAGGAAGTTGCAAAGATGGCATTTGATAAGCGTGTCAAGGAAACCAAGAAGGAAGCAATTCGCGACAACGTAGAAAAGGCTGAGTTACATAACACAACTCTTACACAGGATGTTGATGAAGACGGAAACCTCATTTCCATTAGTGGTGTGATTAGTCAGGAAACTGCATTGGGTTCTTCTAAAGAAGAAGTCTCTGTGGGAGATATTCGTTCCGAACTGTTTGAAGGTGGCAATATTGTCACAGATATAAACACAGATCGTGGACTATCTAGCCTTGAAAAACCCCCTGCTTCCAATCTAGATGATGGTGTCAAATCATCAGGAGGTGTGTAAATAATTATGTAAATGACAAACATTCATCTCAATAATATTGTGGATATTCTATACAATATTATTACACTACCATTTTGTCTTTTTTACGTTAATTGTCTGACCTGCACCTCGTTTTTTGCTTGCTCCTGGGTCATATTTTTCATCTTCATCGTCCGAACCCATATTTTTAGATAAATCCCAAAACTCTTTTGAACCTAACCGAAAATCATTATGTGGATCAGCCTTGTACCAGAAGACCTGGTCAGCAAGTTTATTCGATTTTGAATTGTTGTTAATAACTAGGCACTCATAGTTTTCTGTGCATTGATCCATAACCTGACAAAAAGACTCAAGTGTAGGAAACATGCCTGCATAATTTTCGTAAATACGCTTTCGATTTGCAATATATGGCTCTCGTAAAATAAACACATAATCGATATTAGTACGCAGCGTTGGTGGAACCCCAAGAGGATATTGCATGGTGATTATTAACATTACCTTCCAATGTCGACCATTCATGAAAAGAAGTCGCATTAATTTATCTCGAGCCCAAGAAGCATCATATAAGCAATCATCTAATATAACGAACGTCCGTGGATCAATTGAAGAACGTCGCTTGGTTTCGAGTTCCTTTTTTATTTGTTTTAGCACTCCTTTTTGCCGCTTAAGTATATTTTCAATAATTGCCGAACTATACTCAGTATGGATAAAAAGACGTGGTACAAGTTTCCCATAAAATCCATTCCCTTCTTCTGTTCCCGATATTACCACACCAATTGGAATGTCTTGATGATAATATAACAAATCACGAACTAAAAAACTTTTGCCAGTATCTCTTCGTCCTATGAGAACGCAAACAGGACCCTTTGACTCATCTGGTTTAAAACTAATAGTTTTCATGCTAAACTTCTTAAGTTCAAGCGTCATGTAGTAATCGAATATATAATATACAATACTTATTCTAATTGTTATTCCCAAACGCACAATAATTTAGGAGAAGTATAATAAAGCGTTTATACGAGCAGTTATATATATTATTATGGGTTAATGAACT